GCCCATCAGGGCCTCGACCAGCGTCGCGTACTCGCCGTCGCCCAGCGCCTCGGCATTCAGCCCGAGGTCGACATCAATGGTGCCGACATGGGGCATCTCCTCGTTGTCGAGCAGAAGCCACGGCACCGCACCGCCGATGACGGCGAATTTGCCCCGGAAGCTGCCGAGGATCTGGCCGATTTCCAGCAGCACCGCCCTCACCGCGGCGGTCGTGCGGTCGTCGTAGTCGGCCGCCGACTGCGGCTCGGGGGGAGTTACCGGGGCCATGTCAGCCTTTCACAACGCAAGTGGTCGGCGGCCTCGCGGCCGCGCTCACCAGCGGCAGCCAGATCGAGATAGGTCTGGACCGGACTGGTACAGATGATTCCGGGGGCTGGCTCCACCCTATCGAGGAAGAGGCCGCGATCCTTCGGCAAAGTGACGATCACATTTTCACCTTTGGAAGTCGCGGACAGCTTCAGTCCGCTCCGCAATGCGTCCAGTCCGTCTTCGTCGGCGTAGAAATACTGGCTGCCGGTTCGGGCGTAAGGCGCCAGCCATTGCGCTGCCGAGAAGGAGGCGAGCAGGGCGTCGCCGCTAATGTTCGCCGCGGCTAGAGCTTGTCGCGCGGCGTCCTCGAATGCGCCGCCATGCAGCGTGGTGTAGAAGGCCAGCCGCTTGCCTGCCGGGGGTTCGTAAGCATCCCGCCAGGAATCGAGCAGCGCATCCGGTTCGGTGAGGGTCAGGCCATCCGGCTCAACTCGCGCCCATTCGCGATCAAGCAGGGCGGTGCGGACATTGCTGACATGGCCGAGGCTAACCTCGGCGGTTGCGGCCAATTCGGCGACCCGCCAGGCCCGCCGCGGATCGCACAACATCACCCGCAGCACCTGGGCGGATTTCGGCTTGAAGATCGATTTGAGATCGCGCCGTTCGGCGGGCGGCTTGCTAGCGACGAGGCGCTCTATGAACACCCCGTCGAAGACCATCCGGGTGTTGCCTTCCAGATCGAGGAAGCCGATCCCGTGTTCCGTGCACAGCGCCTGGGCTTCGGGCGACAGGTAGGGCGCGATGAGGAGGGGGGTCGCGCCGTCTTCCCGATGGGCGACATAGTCGCGCAATTGCAGCAGGGCTGTCCGTACATGGCGCGGCTGGCCGTTGGCCTTGACCTCGCAGGCGAGGGCATGGCGGCGGCCGGCGACTTCTATGTGCGCCAGGATATCGATGCGGCCAGCCGGTCCTGCCGGCTCGCATTCGATATGCATCGCTTCGATCGCCGACACTTGCGCCAGAAGCTGCTTCAGGGCATCCGCCGCGCGCTGCTCAAGCGCTTTCATTGAATCTGTGGCTTTCAACATTCGTTGAAAATGGGCTTCACGGTGAAGGTCGTCAAGGGCATTTTCACCAAAACCAGCATTTTCAACAAACGCTGAAATGGCCAAAGATGATGAAACTTTTCCCTCTCCCCGCGTCTGTTGCCCATTCACATGGGCTGCTTCGCCGGACCCCGCGACATTGCCGCGCCGATGGTGTCCGACACCCGTCCGGCGGCCGACTTGACCGGATCATTGGCCAGATGGGCGTAGCGGGCGGTGGTCTGCACCTGGCTGTGGCCGAGCAGCTTGCCGATCATCGGCAAGCCCTCGCCCAAAGCGAGGGCGCCGCTGGCATAGGAATGGCGCAGGTCGTGGATGCGGACGCCGGCAAGGCCGGCCTTTTCCCGGATGCGCCGCCAGGGATGCTGCAGGTCGGTCAGACGCGCAGGCCGAAGCCCTTGAGCTCGTCGTCCCAGTGCATGGCCTCGGTGTCGCCGGGCACGATCTGGTCGACGATCCGCTTGGTCAATTTCGCCATCGAACCCTCCCGCCTGCGGCGCCCCGCGTTAAACCTGACGGTCGGCAACAGGTAACACATAGGTAACAGCAGGGAGCCGAAATCATGCGGGGAGAGGGTATCACAAGCGTATGGCGCGTCAATAAAACTTATGGAAAAACAGTGCGTTGTCGTATATCGGCGTAGACGGGCGGAGTTGGTTCGGCAGCGATTTATCAAACTCATAACCTGAAGGTCGCAGGTTCAAATCCTGCCCCCGCAACCAAATTAGCCCGCAATCTCAACAGGTTGCGGGCTTTTTGATTCGTGCCGTCACCATCCGGTCGATCCCGTGGTAGCACTGTGGTAGCAAGAGCGCGAAAACCCTTGCGAGGGAGTGCGAAATCCCCTGGCCTTCATCGCAGCCTAGCCCAGTGCTCATCGACCCCCTGCCTGAAGACATCGAGGGCATCGTTTGACGGCAGCGTGGTGATGTCGATCCCGCTGACGTCGAATGGGAAAAAGGCAAGGCTCTGCCGAATCTCCTCGACGGGTTTCATCCGCCCCTCCGACGCGCGAATTGCCGCCTCGGCCATCCAGGCGAGCAACTCGGGATCAGCCAAGCGGATGGGGGGCGATGGCAAGTATGTGCCTTTGGCTCCAGACTCGCGCAGAACTCCCCAGTCGACGAACGTTCGCTGAATGCGCCGAGCCGCCCTGGCGACCGTTTCCCTTTCGCCAAACCGCTCTTTCAGCCGGCGCTGCATCTGGGGCGCCGAGATATTGTCTTGAAGACGAAGAAGGCGTCCGATGGTCTGAGCCACCTCTCCGAAGAAGGGGTAGGCCGCCATGGCACTGGCCCAGTGGATCGCGACATGGTGTTCGGGCGGCAAATGCTGGAGCAGGCGCAGGCCGTGGTCGCGGAACGGCACCAGTTCGGCGGGAACCCGCGCCCAAGTCTTCAGCAGGATGGTGATGGCCTTTTCGCGGTTTCCGCGCTCGGGATTCTGCCCGACCGATAACTGGTCCTGCAGCATGTCCCGTAGCGCCGCGACAATCTCGGCATCGGCTTTGCCGTCTGCGACCATCCGGGCGGTTGCGTCCATCCATTCCAGCTTGATGCGCTGGCTGAACCCGATTTCGGGAGAGGGCGCCAACCTATGCCCTCTCAATCTTCACCAGTGGAACTACGACCTCCTCCAGCGAGGCCCCGCCATGGCCGACGACGCTCTTGCCCGGAGTAATGAAGGCTTCCCTTCCAGTGGCCAGCAGCGGCAGGTAATCCCCCGGAAGGCCAATGGGAGGCCATTCGATTGCTGATGGAAATGTGTCCTTGACGGCGTCGTAGATGGCCGCCGCCAGCGTCAACCCGGTGAAGAGGCCGTTGGCGACGTCGTCGGCGAAGTGGCGCCCATGTGTACTGTCCAGGAAGTCCCGCACCGCCGCCTCGGGGCAGCCGGTGGGGGGCTGGATCGCGGCCATCGCCATCTCCCAGGCTTCGGCTTGGTCGGCATGGTGGCGGATGGTTCCGAAAAAGCCCCATTCGGTGTTGTTGGCGGGCAGGGTCATCGTGATGGTCTCCTCTGTTCGTGGGACCATCAATCGCTCTACCGGCCGATGTCATCAACCGGATAAGTCGATCATTTCATTTCGTTTTTCGTGGGATTTCGCTCATGGGCCTGTCGATCCGCGCCTATGCGCGCCATCGCGGCATCAGCCACGTCTCCGTGCTGAAGGCCGCTCGCGCCGGCCGCATTCCGCAGGAGCCTGACGGCACCATCGACCCGGCCAAGGCCGACGCCGCCTGGGATGCCCGGACCGATCCGGCCCGGAAGATGCCGTCGGCCCCGGTGCCGGCGGCAATAGCCGCTCCGCAGCCGGTCACCCCAGCTCCGAAGCTGGCAGCCTCGCCGCCCCAGCGTGAAACCGTACCGCCACCACCCGTTGCCCCGCCGCCCGTCTCCTCCGGTGCCAGCTTCGTCCAGGCGCGGACGGCGCACGAGATCGCCAAGGCGCAGAAGGCTCGGCTCCAGGTGGATCGTCTCAAGGAGGAGGTGGTCGACCGGGCGCGGGCCTCGGCGCTGGTGTTCAAGCTGGCCCGCCAGGAACGCGATGCCTGGATCACCTGGCCAGCCCGAATCGCCGCCCAGATGGCGCTGGAGGCCGGAATTGACGCCCACGCCATGCAGACCCTGCTGGAAACCTATGTGAGGGATCACCTTGGGGAACTCGCCGCCCTTGAGCCGAACTTCCGATGACACCCTGGGCTTCCGGGGATCGGATATCCTGCTCCAGGCATGGCGCGACGGATTGCGGCCCGATCCGCTGCTGACGGTGTCGGAATGGGCCGACCAGCACCGGGTGCTGTCATCCCGCGCCTCCGCCGAGCCGGGCCGTTACCGCACATCGCGCACGCCGTATTTGCGCGAGATCATGGACTGCCTGTCGCCGTCGCATCCCTGCCGGCGGGTGGTGTTCATGAAGGGCGCCCAGGTCGGGGCGACGGAAGCGGGCAACAACTTCCTCGGCTTCATCATCCACCACGCCCCCGGTCCAGTGCTGGCGGTGCAGCCCACCGTCGAGATGGCCAAGCGCAACTCGCGCCAGCGCATCGACACCCTGATCGACGAAAGCCCCATCCTGCGGGAACGGGTGAAACCGGCCCGCTCGCGCGACGCCGGCAACACCATGCTGTCGAAGGACTTTCCCGGCGGCACATTGGTGATGACCGGGGCCAACAGCGCGGTGGGCTTGCGCTCGATGCCGGCGCGCTACCTGTTCCTCGACGAGGTGGACGCCTATCCGGCTTCCGCCGACGAGGAGGGTGATCCGGTGGCACTGGCCTGCGCCCGCATGGCCACCTTCGCCCACCGGGCCAAGGCATTCCTGGTCTCGACGCCCACCATTCGCGGGCTATCGCGCATCGAGCGGGAATTCGAGGCCAGCGACCAGCGCCGCTTCTTCGTGCCGTGCCCCCATTGCGGCGAAATGCAGTGGCTGAAATTCGAGCGGCTGAAATGGGACAAGGGCCAGCCGGCCTCCGTCCATTACCGGTGCGAATCCTGCGACCAGCCGATCACAGAATCGGCCAAGGCCACCATGCTGGCGGCAGGCGTTTGGCGGGCCACGGCGGTGGCCGAGGATCCCGGCACCGTCGGCTTCCACATCTCGGCGCTGTACTCCCCGCCGGGCTGGCAGTCGTGGGAGAGCATCGCGCGGCTGTGGGAAGCGGCGCAGGGTTCCGATGACGCGCTCAGGGTGTTCCGCAACACCGTGCTGGGCGAGACCTGGATCGAATCCGGCGAGGCCCCCGACTGGCAGCGGCTCTACGACCGCCGCGAGACCTGGGCCAACGGCACCGTCCCCGCGGGCGGGTTGTTTCTCACCGCCGGGGCCGACGTCCAGAAGGACCGCGTCGAGATCGACGTCTGGGCCTGGGGCCGCAATCTGGAAAGCTGGCTGGTCGATCACATCGTCATCGATGGCGGGCCGGAACACGCCGAAACCTGGGCGGCGCTGGAGCGGGTGCTGGGGCAAACCTGGACCCATGCCAGCGGCGCGGCCCTGAAGATCGCCCGCCTCGCCATCGACAGCGGCTATGAATCTTCGGCTGTCTACACCTGGGGCCGCAGGATGGGCGTCGGCCAGGTGTCGCCGATCAAGGGTGTCGAGGGGTTCAACCGCTCCAGCCCAGTCTCTGGCCCCACCCTGGTCGATGCCACCGAGGGCGGCAAGAAGGTCCGCCGCGGTGCCCGGCTGTGGACGGTGGCGGTGTCCACCTTCAAGACGGAAACCTACCGGTTTCTCCGCCTTGAGCGCCCCACCGACGAAGAATTGGCCGAGGGCGTCCGTTTCCCGGCCGGAACGGTGCATCTGCCATCGTGGGCGGATTCGGAGTGGTGCAAGCAGTTCGTCGCCGAACAGTTGGTGACGGTGAAGAATCGCCGCGGCTTCTCGAAGCTGGAATGGCAGAAGCTGCGCGAGCGCAACGAGGCGCTGGATTGCCGGGTCTATGCCCGCGCCGCCGCCTGGATCGCCGGTGCCGACCGCTGGCCGGAAGCCAAGTGGCGGGATTTGGAAGGGCAACTGGCCGTTGTCGCCAGCACCAGTGAACCCCAAGCTGGGCAGTTGCGCCGGATCGCCCGCCGTCCCCGGCGCATCATCAAATTCAGCGGAATGCACTGATCATGACCCTCGACGAAATGAAGGCCGAGCGCGAGCGCGTGCTGGCGCGGCGCAACTCGCTGGTGGCCCGCGTCACCGTGGGCGACCGCACCGTCCAATACGACCTGACCCAGGCCAACCATGTGCTGGCCGATCTCGACCGTCGCATAGCCCAGGCCGAGGGCAGGAAACCCCGTCGGCGCATCCTGGCCGTCGCCACCAAGGGGCTGTGACCATGCTGGGCAGTTTTCGCCGCCGCCTCGGTGCCCTGATCGGCGGCTTCGAGGCCGCCCAGGGTAGCCGCCGGCTCAAGGGCTTCCAGCCCAGCCGCGCCCACGTTAACACCCTGATCGCCGCCGCCGGTTCCGACATCACCGCCCGCGCCCGCTATCTGGTGCGCAACAACGGCTATGCCCTCAACGCCGCCGAAAGCTGGACCGGCAACGCGGTGGGCACCGGCATCAAGCCTTCGTCGCTGATCGCCGACAAGGATATGAAAACCCGGGTGCAGCAACTCTGGCTGGCCTGGACCGATGAATCCGATGCCGAGAACCTGACCGACTTCTACGGCCAGCAGCGCCGCGCCGCCCGCGAGGTGTTCATCGCCGGGGAGGTGTTCTTCCGCCTGCGTCCGCGTCGACCGGAAGACGGCCTGTCGGTGCCGCTGCAATTGCAGATGCTGCCCTCGGAAATGCTGCCGCTGACCCGAACCGAGATCCTTCCCGGCGGCAACGTCATCCGTCAGGGCATCGAGTTCGACCGCATCGGCCGCCGTGTCGCCTACCATTTCCTGCGCCGCCACCCCGGCGATCTCACCGATCCCGGTCTGGTCGGCGAAACCGTCCGGGTGCCGGCCGCCGAGATCATCCACGTCATCGACCCGGTGGAATCCGGCCAGCTTCGCGGCGTGTCGCGGCTGGCCCCGGCGGTGGTGAAGCTGTTTCTGCTCGACCAGTACGACGATGCCGAACTGGAGCGCAAGAAGATCGCGGCGATGTACGCGATGTTCGTGACCTCGCCGGCCCCCGCCGATGTGATCGACGTGGTGCCCGCCGATGACGGCTCCGGCGACCGCATCGTGGAGGTCCAGCCCGGCCAGGTGGTGCCCTTGGAGCCGGGCGAGCAGATCCAGACATCGGCCCCCGCCGATGTCGGCGGATCGTATGAGCCGTTCGAGTACCGCACCCTGCTGCAGATCTCCGCCGCCACCGGGGTGCCCTACGCCTACCTGTCCAACGACATGCTGAAGGCCAATTACTCCAACTCGCGCATGGCGCTGCTGGAGTTCCGCCGCCGGGTCGAAGCGTGGCAGCACTCGGTGATGGTGCATCAGATGTGCCGGGTGGTGTGGCAGCGGTGGATGGATGTCGCCGTTCTGTCCGGGGCTCTCGACATTCCCGGTTATGAACGCAACCGCGCCACCTTCATCGCCTGCTCCTGGTTGCCGCCGAAATGGGACTGGGTCGATCCGCTGAAAGACACCAAGGCCGAGATCGAGCAGATCGGCGCGGGGCTGAAAAGCCGCACCCAGGCCCTGGCCGAGCGTGGTTTCGACGCCGAGCAGGTGGATGCCGAGATTGCCGCCGACCGGGAACGGGAGCAGCGGTTGGGGCTGACCTTCGGCTCCGATCCGTCGCCGCTCTTGCTGCCCCCACCGACACCGTAAGGACCGACATGCACGATCTGCCCCATCTCGCGGCCCGACTCTACGGGACGCCGCTGCTGGTTGCCCGTTCCAAGCTGGACGTCATCCTGGGTGCCCTTGGCCCCCGGCTGGCCGGGCAGGCGGTTTCGTTCGACGGTGATGCTGCACCGGGTGCCGATGTGGCGGTCACCCCCGACGGCATCGCCATCGTGCCGGTGATCGGCACCCTGGTGGCCCGCTCGGGCTACCTGGGCGCCGCCAGCGGTCTGACCGCTTATTCCGACATCGCCGATACCATCGAGGCGGCAGCCACCGATCCTGGCACCCTGGGCGATCTGCTGAAGTTCGAACTGAACGCCAGCTACACCCGCGAGACCGTCACCCTGAAGGTGGGTTCCAGCTATCCCCTGGGTTCGGTGCTGGGCCGCATCACCGCCAGCGGTGAATACCGCCTGTCCCCCGCCGCCGAGGTGGTCGGTGACGAAGGCGCCGAGGTGGCCATCGCCGTCCTGCTGGAAGCGGTGGATGCCATGGATGCCGCCGTCACCGGCCTGATCGCCGCCCGTGGCCCGGTCATTGTGGCCGATGCCGCTCTGGCGTTTGACGCCTCCATCGATCAGCCCGCTGAACGGGCTGCCAAGATCACCCAGCTTGCCGCTGCCGGCCTCGTCGCCCGCACCACCGTCTGATCGGAGTTCCCATTTATGGTCGAGATTCTCAACCCCTTCGACGCGGGCGGCTATTCGCTCGCCGAGATGACCCAGGCCATCAACATCCTGCCCAACCTCTACACGCGGCTGGGCCAGATGGGGCTGTTCCGCTTCGAGGGCGTGACCCAGCGCAGCGTCATCATCGAGCAGGCGGAAGGCGTCCTCAACCTGCTGCCCACCGTGCCGCTGGGCGGCCCGGCTACGGTCGCCAACCGCGATGCCCGGAGCATGCGGTCCTTCACGGTGCCGTGGATTCCCCACGACGATTCCATCACGCCCCAGGACGTCCAGGGCGTGCGCGGCTTCGGTGTCGCCGACGCCGCCGATCCCCTGGCCACGGTGATGGAAAGGAAGCTCACCCGCATGCGCTCCAAACATGCGCAGACGCGGGAGTTCATGGAGGTCAATGCGCTCCGCGGCATCATCCGCGACGGCTCCGGTTCCACCCTGTACGACTATTTCAGCGAATTCGCCCTGAGCCGTCAGCAGGTGGATTTCACCCTCGGTACCGCCACCACCAATGTCCAGGCCAAGATCCGCGACGTGCTGCGCAAGGTCGAGACGGAACTCAAGGGCGAGACCATGACCAGCGTGCTGGCCCTGGTCAGCCCGGAATTCTTCGACAAGCTGATCGGCCACGCCAAGGTCGAGCAGGCATACCAATATTTCTCCTCGACCGGCGCCCAGCCGCTGCGGGAAGATGTCCGCCGCCGCTTTCCCTTCGCCGGTATGGTGTTCGAGGAATACAGCGCCACCGTCACCCTCTCCACCGGCCAGACCGAAACCCTGATCCCGGCCGGCGAGGGCATCGCCTTCCCGCTGGGCACCATGGACACCTTCGTCACCTATGGCGCCCCGGCCAATTTGATCGAGACGGTCAACACCCTGGGCGTGCCCATGTACGCCCGGCAGCTTGCCCGTCAGGACGGCAGCGCCATCGACGTCAAGACCGAGGCCTCCATCCTGCCGGTCAACAAGCGGCCCCGCCTGGCGGTGCGGTTGTTCTCGGGCAACTGACCATGTCGGCCTTTGCCGACGCCTTCGACGACCTGTTCGCCGATCCGAACATGGCTGTCACCGTGAGCTACCAGGGCCGCCCCGTGCGTGCCCTGGTGCGGCGACCCGACCGCGATGTCGAATTCGCCGACATTACTGTGCAGACCAGCACGGCGGTGTTCGAGGTCCGGCGGCGGGACGTTCCCGAACCCCAGGCCGGTAACATCATCGTCCATGATGGCGACAGCTTCGTCGTGCAGGGCGAACCCCGCCTGGATGCCGAGCGGCTGATCTGGACCTTGGACACGAGACCGGCATGAAACTGGCCGCCGCCATCACGGGCGATCTACGCAAGATCATGGCCGAGGAGATCAAGGAAGCCGAGGAGGCCGTCACCGCCGGGATGCGCCAGGCCGCCGAAGGGCTGAAGGCCGACCTCCGCCGCCAGGTCACCGAGGCCGGCATGGGCCAGCGCCTGGCCAACACCTGGCGGGCCGAGCTTTATCCCAAGGGTCGGAAAAGCATCAAGGCGGCGGGCTTCGTCTTCACCAAGGCCCCCACCATCATCCGCGCCTTCGACCAGGGTGCGGTGATCAAGTCCAGGCATGGCTTTTGGTTGGCGATTCCCACACCCGCCGCCGGCACCGGCGCCCGAGGCAAGCGCATGACGCCGGGTCTGTGGGAGCAGATGCATGGTGCCCGGCTGCGCTTCATCTACCGCCGGGGCGCGCCCTCGCTGCTGGTGGCAGAAAACATGCGGGCACGGGCGGGGAAAAGGGGCGGCTTCGCCAAGGGCAGCGCCTCGGCGCTCCGCACCGGGCGCGGGATGACCACGGTGGTGATGTTCATCCTGGTGCCGCAGGTGAGCTTGAAGAAGCGCCTCGACGTGGACGGTGCCGCCGAGCGGTGGGCTTCGGCACTGCCGGAGTTGATCGTCAGGAATTGGCGAGGGTAGGCAGGGTCAGCCGAATAGATCGGAATGGGTGCCGGTGGCCGCCAGCACCAACTCCTCCTCGGTTTCGTGCCAGATCAAAAGCCAGTCCGGCTCGATGTGGCATTCCCAGCAGGGACTCCAGTTGCCGGACAGGCGGTGGGGACGGTGCCGGACGGCCAGCGGTTCGCTGTTCACCAGACGCTCGACCACGGCCCACAGTTTGTCGAGGTTCTTGCCACGCTTGGTCGCCGTCTTGAGATCTCGCTCAAACTGCTTCGTGGTGCGGAGCGTCCGGCTCAACGGTGGGCAGCCTTCAGCGCCTCAAGGCTCGACCAGTCGGTCAGGTTCTCGCCCTCCATGGCGTCGCGGAGAGCCGCCTGCGTGGCCTCGTTGGGAATGCGGACGGGGAACGGCAGCCCGTGGTGCAGCGTGACCTGCCGGTAGAACAGGGTGATCGCTTCGGTCGGGGTCAGGCCGAGGGCACCGAAAACGGCCTCGGCCTGGGCCTTCAGGTCGGGCTCGACGCGGGCGCGGATCGATTCGGTCTTGGACATGGCGGGCTCCTTGGCTTCCCCCATTATGTGCCTCATTCGGGGAACATTTCAATGCCCAGCATCCGGGAGCAAATACTGTCCGCCCTGCTGGCACGGCTGGAAACCGTCCCTGCCGCCACGGTGAAGCGTGAGGCACCGCTGCCCGAGACGGTCCCAGCAGGTGGCCTGATCATCCTGCGCGACGGCGATCCCGGCGACCCGGAGGTGGTGCTGTCGCCGGTCACCTATCTCTGGGAACACCAGACCGAGATTGAGGTCATCCTCCAGCGCGGCCAGGACGACGACAGTGCGGCACTGGACACCCTGCTGATGGCGGTGGGGAACGCCCTGGCCGCCGACCGTTCTCTCGGTGGTCTGGCTGAAGGACTGGACTGGGGCGCCCCTAAGACATCCGGCCTCGCCATCGACGGTGCCGCCGCCCTGCGGGGAGCGACGGTGCCGATCACCATCCATTACGGCTCCAGCGACCCGCTGGGCTGAGCCACACTTTAATATATGGGAGTTTCCCATGGCAAAGACCCGGGCCTACGGCGCCGATTGCATCCTGCTGGCCGCTTTCGAGACGGTTTACGGCACGCTTCCGGCCGACGGCTATGGACGGCTGTCGTTCAAGGACTCCAGCCTGGGGGCCGAGCGTCCTCTCGGCTACGACCCGCTGCTGGGTCAGGGCCGCGATGCCCAGGACCCGTTCTATGAGGCGATCAAGGACGAGGGCGATATCGGCGTGCCGTTGGATGTGCGGGCGCTCGGCTTCTGGCTGAAGGGTCTGTTCGGAGCGCCCGCCACCGCCGATAACAGTGACGGCACCTTCGACCATGTCTTCACCTCGGGCGGCACGCTGCCCAGCCTCGCCATCGAGATTGGTCATGCCCAACTGGCGACACCGAAGTTTTTCCGCCATGGCGGGGCCAAGCTGGACAAGCTGTCCTTCGACATGGCCCGCTCCGGCGCCGCCAATGCCAGCATCGGGGTGATCGCCCAGGGCGAGACCGAAGCGGCCACCACCATCGATGTCAGCTCGACGACTTTCGCCCTGAAGCGGTTCAGCCAGGGCAGCGGCACCATCCGGGTTGGTGGCGGCCAACTCGCCAACGTCACCGGCGGCAAGCTGTCCTTCTCCAACAACCTGGAGCGGGTCGAGACCATCCGTGCCGACGGGTTGATCGACGGCGTGGACGAAACCGAGGCCACCGCCGAAGGTTCGGTGGACATCCGCTTCGGCACCGACACCACGCTCACCGCCGCCATCGCCGCCGAGAGCCCGGTGGCGATGGAATACGGCTTCACTATCCCCGGCTCGGCCTTCGCGCTGACCTTCCATCTGCCCCGCGTCTTCTTGCCCAAGAAGAAGCAGGAGATCAAAGGCCCCGGCGGCATCCAGGCCAGCTACGACTGGCGGGCGGCCCGCGATCCGGTGGCGGGGTATCTGCTCCGCGTCACCCTGGTCAACGACGTGGCGGGGTATTGATCATGATCCGACTTTCTCTGCCGAAGGAACCCTACTGGCTCGATCTGCCCCATGGCGTGCGGGTGTTCGTCCGCCCGCTGACCACGGCGGTGTACGAGGCCGCCCGTGCCCGAGGCTGGCGCATGGCCCGCGCCATCGCCGCCGAGCATGCCGATCTGAAAGCCGCCGGGGCCGACAT